ATATCAGGGAGAACTAGTATAGCTGGAAAGTACCCAGATGGTACTGGTATAACATGGAGATATATCTAATGGGATTAATAGCAAATATAAAAACAGGGATTGAGGCTAGATTGGCAATAAGTATACCTTCCTACACAAGGGCTGCATACCAATCAGATATAAGTATGAATAAATTCAAAGGGAATAGTGCTCTTTTTGCAGTACATCCTGTATCAGCTACAGAAGTAGACGGATTAATAGGAGCATATACACTAGACCACCAATTTAAGGTCACTTTAACCAACTCATATAATGCTGGAGCTAAGTCTCAGATAGGTGATTCACTTAAATCTAGCCGCATAACTGAGATAAATGACGACATATTAGCTACTTACAGAGACCTAGTTATTAATAAGGGTAATATAGATGCATCAATACTGCTAATAAGCGAAATGAGTATCGAAGATGCTGAATTTATTGATGAAGAGAAGGTCATAACAGTAACATTCACATTTAACATAAAGTATAAAGTTAACAAGTAATAATCAAATAAGGAGAGCTAAATGGCTTACACAATTAAGAAGAACGTTAAGGTAGCCGTAAAGGGTGAATCAACTGAAGGGACATACGTTGCTCCTGCAAGTGGTGCTGACTTTGTTCAGGCACAAGAAGACGGAATCGAAATGAACGGTTCAAAAGACACACTAGAACTTAACGTAATCGGTACTGGACTATCAAAAGTAGCTCCAAGAGTAGGTCTAGAATCTGCATCTGGTTCATTAGGTGTTTATATGAAAGCTGGTTCAGCAGCTGACGAAGAGCCTGAATATGGAATCATGTTAGAATCATTATGTGGAGCAAAAAGAAGTGCAGCAGCACAGGGAAGTGGCTCAAATCATACAACTACTCTAATCAATGTATCAAATACGTCTGAATATGCTGTAGGAGACATTGTAGTAGTTAAACAAGGTAGTGATTACCATACATCACCAATCGTATCATTAGTGGAAGACACTAGTATTACACTATTAATCGCAGCAGCAGCACCATTCGATGACTCAGTAGTTGTAGAAGCTTTTAATACTTATGTACCAGCTGATGAGGCTCATCCTTCATACTCTGTATCTAAATGGGTAGAAGATGAAGTACTAGAACAATCAGTAGGATGTAAAACAACTAGTTTAGCTGTTGAATCATTCAGTACTGGTCAAGTAGCTAGTCTTAAGATGGGATTTGAAGGTTCTAATTATACAAGAAGCCTTACATCAATTCCTTACGAACCAACATACGATACATCTGAGACACCAATTATCTTAGACGCTTGTATACACCAAGATGGTAACATCATCCAAGTAAATGACTTTACACTTAACGTAGAGAATACTCTTGGTTGGATTAAAGATACATGTAACGGTAAATCAGCTTCTAGAATCACTTCAAGAATGGTTTCTGGAACAATTAATCCTTATAAAGAAGACGATAGTATTGATAACTACACGAAATTTGATGCAAACACATCATTCTCACTAGTTATCACTGCACATAACCCTAATGCTACAGCAGGTGAATATAGTGAATCAGTTTCATTCTATATGCCAATATGTACAATCACTGAATTAGGTGAAGGTGACATTGACGGAGTACTTACAGAAGCTATTAGCTTTAGTGCCAACTCAGTAGATGGAACAATCAAAGAGTTATATATATCAATTTCTTAACAAGGAAGGTCGTATCTACACCGTAATGGTGTCCTCAACATAACACAAAATCAAGGGGTTGCAGTAATGTAGCCCTTTTTTGTACGTTTAATAAGGTACTATAGACAAACAATCATATGACAGGAGATATGCAATTATGATGATTTACAAGACGAGTGACAAAATAAGCGTGAACATTGATGGAATAGATATTAAAATTAGTCCATTAACTCATGCTCAGAAGACCCAATTACAGTCTCACATGATGAAAGCTGTAGCTGGAGATATGGAAGCAGCAATGGATAGTGTAAGGTTATCGATTAGCTTCTCTTTAAAAGATATTAAGGGCATCACTTTTATGGATGAAGATGGTGAAGAAAGAGAGTATAAGTTACAGTTTGAAGACGGTTTACTAACAGATGAGTGTATTGACGATATGTTAAATATGCCTATATCTGGTAAGTTAAACTCTGTATGTGCTACTTTGTTGCAAGGTGTACCAGATAAGATCGTTGATGAGAATGGTGATGAAATTGAAGGTATTAAGATAAAGAAGAGTACGGCTAAGAAGCCGGGAAAGCAGAAGAAGAAGTAGTTGGGAGTTTCCATTACCCTATGTTTTGGGAATATATACACTCACAAATACTTCGTATAAGTAGTATGTCAGTAGCGGAGATTGCGATGGTAAATGCTACATGGCTAACATTAACTGTAGATGAGTTTAAATGTAAGCAAACAGAAGAGATATTATCTAAGCGTAGAGATGCTGAAGTAGCAATACAGTATGTAAGAAAAGAGAAGGGTTGTGGAGTTATAAGTAAAGTTCCAAAGGTAGAGATAGATGGTATAGAGTATTACTCTTGTCTATGTCATCCGAACTTTAATGACTCAAGTGTTCATGAATATATGTGGCTATATAGGCAGTATAAAGCAGGACACTTAGGCTACGCAGGAAGTTTACTAGACCAACCTTCAAAGTATATAGAGTTAATCAGGTTTATGGATAGACTTGACGCTGAACATCAAAACAATCAATCAGAAGGGCAATAACAATGGCAAGTAACACAGTATCATTCGATTTAGAGTTGGCAGTAAAGGGGTTTGAACAGAATCTCAAGAAAGTCGATAATAATTTAGGCAAATTTCATAAAGACTTTCAAAAGAGTGCTAGTAGATCCTCTCAAGCATGGGCATCATTTGCAGGTAATCTAGCAGCTAACGCTGTTGGAGCACTGGCAAGAGGTATGGGTGACTTTGCAAAAGGTACTGTCGATGCAGCTATATCCTTAGAAAAGATGAGCACTGAATTAGGTGTCATGCTAGGGTCAGCAAAAGCTGGACAGAAACAACTAGAAGAATTACAGCAGTTCGCAGCTACTACACCATTTCAATTAACCGGAATTGTTGATGCAACTAAGAAACTACTATCATTTGGTGTAGCTTCTAAGGATATACAAAGTACATTAACCACACTAGGTAACATTGCAGCAGGTTCTGGTAAGCCAATTGAAGACTTAGCACGTATCTTTGGTCAAGTAAGAGCTGAAGGTAAATTAACTCTAGAAAGACTAAACCAACTAAATGATTCAGGTATTGCGTTAGGTACAGTATTAGCAACAAACCTAAACAAGTCAGTAGCAGAAGTAAGAAAAGAAATAACTAAAGGTTCTATTTCATTTGGAGAGTTTAAGACAGCAATGAATGACATTCAAGGTGAAGGTGGTATATTTGCTCAAGGGATGATTAAACAAAGTAAGACATTAGGTGGAGTATTAAGTACACTATCAGATAATATCTTTAACTTCCAAGGACAGATAGGACAAGCATTACTTCCTGCTATTAAATCAATGGCAATAGCATTTATAGAGACTATTCAGGCAATTTCTAAACCATTAGTAGCATTTATTGGATGGATCAATGAAAATTCATTAGCTCTTAAGGTAACACTATCGACAGCATTAGCAGCTGCTACAGGCGCTCTAGTCTATTTTAACGCACAGTTAATCATTATGAAGGTACAAGCCGCATTAGCTTGGGCAGCAGCTCTAGCACCAGTTACATTGGTTGTGGCAGGTGTAGCATTAGTTGGTGTAGCATTATTTAAGATAGTACAACATTGGGATAATATAAAAAGAGGAGCACAACTAGCTATGGCAGCTTCTTTGGAGTTTGCTGGTAGGTTTGTTGATGCAGCTAAAGAGAAAGCGGCAGCAATAAGAGAAGAAATAGCAGCAGAAGACGCAGCTAAACAAGCAATTATAGATAAAGAAGCAGCATCTGTTGCAGCATCTGAAGCTAGAGTACAAAGAGTAGCTTTAGAGAAAGCCGCAGCTGAAGAACTTAAAGCACAAAAGATGTTAGACCTAGAAGAAGAGAACTTGTTGTTAGCTTCAAGAGAGCTTACAGAAGAAGAAGTTCAAGAGAGAGTATTAGAGATTCAAAGAAAAGCAGCGTTAGATTACAAGACAATCAATGCTAAGAGAATTAAAGATACATTAAAGGCTCAAAAAGAAGCAGGGAAGAAGACTTTACTAGAGGAAGTTGCTTTAGATAAACAACAAAGACAAAGAATTATAGACATGAATAACTTTAAAGTTAAGTTGGCAGAAATAGATGCTAACAATGCAGCTAAAGGTTTTCAATTAGGAGCACAACTAGCTAAAGATGGATCTAAAGAACAATTCCTAATCAATAAAGCAGGAGCATTAGCTCAGATATATGTTAACGATGGACTTGCTAGATCAGGTGCATTTGCTCAAACATCAATGATACCTTACCCTGCTAACTTAGCGGCTTTGGCACAGATGAATGCAAGTATATCACTAAACACAGGTTTAGCTACAGGTATTGTTGCTGCACAGTCAATTAAAGGTTATGAACGTGGAGGTATTATTCCGGGATCAAGCTTTACAGGAGATAGTGTTCAAGCCAATGTAAACTCAGGAGAGATGATTCTTAATAGAGGACAACAAGCTCAGTTATTCCAAGACCTTAACAATGGTGGAAGTGGTGACAATGGTGACTTAATAAGTGCTATTAACAGTCTAGGTGATAGAATAAGTTCAATGGAAATAATTGTACAAGCAGATGATACAGAGATTGCTAGAAGTGTTTCTAGAGGTGTTCAGAATGGTATCGTAATAGGAGAAAGTAGGTAATGAGTAATTTAACCTTTCTAAGTGATAATAGGGTGTTAGAAGCTAATCTAAGCATGATTACTGGTACTGAGAACACTCAGTTTCCCTTAAGTAACATAATGAATGACTTTACAACAAAGGTCTTTAGAAGTAATGAGGACAACGTAGAGTTATTAGTAGATTTACAATCTACAGTAGCTATTGACTCATTTGCCATAGTAGGTTCATCAGTTAATGGATTAGGACTAGGAGATATATCTATATATGGCTCGTTAAGTACTGATTTTACAGGTGCTACAAAGATAGACATAGACATTAATGCCAATCATAACTTTGGATTTAAACTATTTACTCCTGATGCTTCTTATAGATACTGGAAGATAGTAGTTAATAATACAGGTGGTTCTTATGTAGAGATAAGTAACTTCTACTTAGGTATTAAGACAGAGTTTGCTAATAACGGTATATCAACAGAATCATTCAAATATACTGATATAGATAACTCTAAAACAGTTAAGAATAAATACGGTCAGAGATTCATTGACCAATATAATAAAATAAAGAGTTTATCAGGTACTATGAAGTATGTTAATGCTACAGAGTTTGATGAATTAAACAATTTATATATACAAAACAGACGCTCTACTCCTTTATGGATTATAGTAGACCCAGAAGGTTGTATGGCTAATGATTCAGAGTGGATTTTCTCAGGATATGTTTACTTTGATGCAGACCTTAAGTGGTCTTTAGTAGCACCAGCCTTATATAACGTGTCATTAAAATTCAGTGAAGGTACATAATGAGTTATTTAGCAGTATCAAGTTTTGACGATGACTTTACTACAGTAGATATAGGTATGAGAGTTACTTCTCTAGTTATGATTAAAGCTATAAGATTTAAGATGTTTAAACATGGAACTATAGCTGATGGAACACTAACATTACAAGTCCTAAATGAGGATGATACTGTAATAGGGACTAAGGCTATCACAGCTGCTGAACTTAATACAGGTATTCCAGCTACTTATGCTCATGGATATTTAAACTTTCAATTTGATGAACAGGTATGTATAAATAAAGATGAGGGTGATGATTATATTGAACTTACACTTAGATTAACTATGTCAGGTCATACTGAGGATACAAGTAATTATGTAGCTTTAGTGAGACAATTTGAGGGCGAATTTGTTGATGAATATGGTTCAAGACCAACGGCAGATAGTCCAGAAATGGATGGGTGGTTTAATCCTTATGGTGTAGAAATTTATGGAATACAATAGAGCTTAGAGCTAAGAGAAACAGCGGTACAGCTACTGGAGAGTTTCTTGGTAGCGGAAATAGAATGACAATTAGAAAAATAACAACTTAATAAGGTAATGTAGGAGAATATAATATGAGTAGTAGAAAGATAGAGTTTTTTGATGGATTTGAATCAGAAACAACACCAAGTTCAACAATTCCAACTGGACCGCAGGGGTCAAGTATACTTCAAGGTACTATTGATCCAACAACTGAAGGTGAAGATGGTGATACATATATAAATACTACTTCAGGTGAGATTTTTGAAAAAGATAGTGGAAGTTGGGCAAGTACTGGCGATTTAACAGGTCCAGCAGGTGCTGGTATGTCTGCAGGTGGAACTAGTGGTCAAGTGCTAGTTAAAGACACAGGTACAGATTATGATACATCATGGGTAGATAATGCTCCTGCAGATGGAACAGTAACAAATGCTAAAATAGATGCTTCAGCCAATATAGAAATGAGTAAACTAGAGGCTTTAACAGCTTCTAGGGCAGTTGAAACAGATGGATCTGGAGAATTAATCCCTTCTGCTGTAACAAATACTGAACTTAATTATTTAGATGGAGTTACTTCTGCTATTCAAACACAGATAGATTCTAAATTAAATAGTACTGGTGGGACTATATCTTCAAACCTTACTGTTAGTGGGAATTTAACAGTAAATGGAACTACAACAACTTTAAATACAGCCACTTTAGAAATAGAAGATGCAAACATTACATTAAATGAAGGTGGTAATCAATCTTCTGCTGGTGCTGCTGCTGCAGGTATTACTATTGAGATGAGTGATGCTACTGATGTTAGAATTGGATATGATTCAACTCTAGCTTCTAAATTTAAAATTGGTGATGTTGGTTCAGAATCTGAAATAGTTGATGTAGATAGCTCACAAACATGTACTAATAAAACAATAGATGCAGATAATAACACCATATCAAATATAGGAGATGAAGAGCTTAAAGCAGGAATAGACTCAGCTAAACTAGCAAATGGCACAGTATCTAATGCTGAGTTTCAATATCTTAACGGAGTAACCTCTGATATACAAACTCAAATTAATAGCGCTCTTACTAATCCTATGGATGGCAATGGACAATTGATATATGGAGCAGGTTCAGGAGTAGCTACTAAATTAGCTGCTGGAACTAGTGGTCAAGTATTGCAATCAAATGGAGCATCAGCACCAAGTTGGACAACTCCAGCAGGTGGTGTTTCAGTAACAGCCGTAAGCTCAAATATAACTTTAGCTGCTGGAGACATTTATTTAGTAGATACATCTTCTTCTAGGTCTTTAACACTACCTTCTCCTTCAAGTGGAGATAAATTAACAATTAAGGATAAAACGGGTCAAGCCAACACTAATAATATAACCGTTATTAGAGCTGGTTCAGAAGATATAGAAGGTGTTGGCGCTTCAAGAATACTACAAACTAATTGGGGCGCATGGACATTTGCTTCTGACGGTACTGATTGGTATATAATTAACGGATAATAATATGGGAATGGTTACTAAAGAATATTTAAGTTCAGGTTCACTCACTGTTCCTTCGGGAATCACTAGCGTAATGCTATGGGGTTTTGGTGGCGGAGGCGGTGGCGGTGGAGGTCAAAATAGCGGCAATGATAGAGATTCCTGTGGTGGCGGTGGAGCTGGTATGGGATATACTGTTATAGATGTAGTTCCTAATACTACTTATACTATTACTATAGGTAATGGAGGAACAGGTGGTGCATCTGCTACTACTACGGGTTTAGCTGGTTCTAATGGTGGAAATACTACCTTTGGAGCTTTACATACATTTTATGGAGCTGATGGAGCTTTTCGTAATAATGACTTTGCAAGTTCTGTCGGACCAGCTGGTGGCGGAATGGGCGGTATCTCTGGTTCTAATGGTGGACGATCTGCACAAGATTATGTAGGTGGAGTTGATGGTTCTTCTTCTGCTGATGGTGGCGGAGGTGGAGGTGCTGGAGGACGTGGTAATGGAGCTAATGGTGGAACTACTGCTACAAATGGTTCTAGTGCTGCTGCTAATACAGGAGCTGGAGGCGGAGGGTCTTCATCAGGTTCTGGTGGACTTGGTGGGTCTGGTTATTTAGAATTAATATGGTTTGAGTAGTTTAATAAGGGTAATATAGGAGATAATATGAAAAATATAGCATTTAGAAGAGCAAGAAACACACAAGCAAAAGGTAGGATGCACGATAAATTTATCGTAGAATATGCTGATACCTCACTATTTACTTACGGTTTCCACAAAAAGGAAGATGGTTGGGAATTTATGGCTGAAGATAAGTT